CACTAGCCCACCACCGACTAACGAACGCTGCCGTTTTATCATCAGCAAGCCAGTCGCATGCGTCTTTGTATTCAGGCAAGGGCTTGAACACCTTGGCCTTGCTGCCAAACAACTCAGCCACTTCCTTTGCTGCCTTAATGCCCGGCTCATCACCATCAAAGCAGATGACAATGTTTTCAAAACTATTCAAATACTCGTATGAGTCTTTGCAGTTCTTTAGAGCAGCAGCAGCACCATTGCGAATAGATACAGCAGGGTATTTAGAACCAGTAAGTTGATACACAGCCAAGGCATCAAACTCTCCTTCAGTGATAGTGACATACTTGCCTCCAGATGGAAATATATTCTGACCAAACAATGTGCCAGCAGAGAAGTTGCCAACAGTTGAAAAGGTTTTATCCTTAATGCCTCTAACCTTAGCACCACAAAGTCCGCTGTCTTTGTCGTAGTAGGGGAAGTAGTAGTTGCCGTCATTGCGAACAACACCAAATCTTTCCATTGTTCCCTTGGTTAGTTTGCGTTCAGAGACAGAGGTGCTAACACCATTGTTGTAGGTGGTTAAGAAGGTTGTCATGTCTTTGACGACAACAGTTTCAGTGGGCATAGTTTTCTCAGTGTAGGAAGATTGATCTGACGGTGTAAATTCGGCACAGGCAAAGCAATAGGTGGAGTAGTCGTCGTTGATGGATAGGCCATCACTGCTGCCACAATCAGGGCAAGCTTGGTGAATGGAGATGAAGCTCATTGTTGTTATTGCAGCACATGCAGCATCATGTTAATACTTTGTATGACAAGGTGTTGTTGTTCAGCATTTAGTTGTGCCCAAGGCTTTGTTGGTGTGGGCCATTTCTTTCTAATGGCTTCGTAATATTTCTCTACATCACTCATCATTGCGTTTCCTTTAAGTAGGTTGCAAACCTTTTGTTGGTTATCAATAGTTCTTCACTGCGTCTGGACAAGCCTCTGATTGTTCCGGGGCTTAGTCCTTTCTTACGCTTCTCGTCAACAACTTTAACCATTGCTTTGCTCTTCTTGTTGTTGGCAGTGAAGGCTGGGTCAGTGGCAAAGACGCTAGGACGGGCGTCAGTATGCCACAGAAATGCAGAGACTACGGCGGTCATACAGGAAAGAACGCAGTCATTGTGATGGGAGCAACAGTGCGCAGCACAGCCAGTGCTTCTTCTGCAATGAGGCGGTGTTCCTTCTGTGTGCTTTCGTGCAAGCGTTGCTTCAAATAAAATATCCAACTACGCATGGTGCCGTTCATGTACATGCGAGAGCTAGTCAGTCCTTCAGGCAGCAGCACACGGGCTTGCTCTTTAGCAATGCCGTTGTTGATTGACCACTTGTATGCATAGGCTACAACGTCAGCAACAGTTTGCTGCATCTCTTTCCATTCGTCATTGAGCACAAGGTCGTCGCTGACAATGGAAGCTTGTCGGTTCTTTGTATCTTGCAAGCGGCATTCACGCAGCGGTGCAGCATCAAGCAGGTCGGTGGTGGCATAGCGTTGTGAAAACTCTTGGAAGAAGAACGACTTGTGCCGCAATATCTGACGACCAATGTCACGGGTTGTATTGATTTCAAGACAGACGTTTGCCATGTCGAAGGGACTGACGTGTCCCTCTTCCATGCAGTAGTAGAGCAACCTAGTGTTTTCACTGGCTTGATTAGCTGGATTGCTAACCCGTGCCATGAACATAATTTGTTTATCAATGGCGGGTGTTGCCCATTGAAGAGATACGGAGGCGTTAGACATTTGATTTTCTTTCATTGTTCGTTTACTTTTAAAGCCGGTCATATATTATTACTCCGTGCTATTTGATATGGCTTCATTAACAGCCATTGCGGTTTTATTCCAACGTTGTTCAATAGGACAAGGCTCTAATCCTGTGTGCTGATCTTTCTTACTATGGTGAGAGGCTTGACAAATATGGTAGCTTCCAACAGTCTCCATTAAGTTAGCAACCATTTTCAATGCTTCGTCTTTGGTCATACAATTTTATTTCCATAGTCGTCAAAGGTTCGTGGATGCGAGGCAACATACACAGGCTTACCTTCGTGATAGGTTTTCACTGCGCGTGGTGGCAGCCTGAGCGGAGTCACAGTCGCTGGCTCGTAGGTAAGTTCAAAGATGTCAGGCTTGCATGGGTAGTGCTCGCCCTTGACACCCGTGATAATCCAGTCGCCGGGGGTGACATACATTGGCCCTTCCAATGTGTCGATGAAGTATACAGGATCACTTCCGTTCCATTTTTGTTTAACTGAAATATGGTCATCTATTGAGAACCATTGGGTGGCCTCGATGACCACGGGTTTCTTGCGGAATTTCATGTGTTGAGTTCTCTCAGTTTGTCATGCGTCGTAGTAGCCACCATACTCCAATACGCATCTTCCCAATGGGAGGGTTCCTTCTTTGGCTGTGCAAGTGCTGCGTTCCATCCTTCTTGAAACGCCTTCCACTCATCATCATCATACCCAAGGGTGCCGGTGTGATGCCACTGTCGTCCAGCAGGGGTTTGCTTTACGTAAATGTTAAAGGCATCAATTTGTTCTTGGGTGTCGTATTGTTTTGTCATGTGTTCTTGTCCTAACTACTTAATGTCGTGTGCTGCTTCAATTGCCCTAGCAATCTTGTAACCAACTCTAGCGGTATCAAAAGCAACTTTTGCGCGTTGTCTGTCAACAATGTCCATAATCATTTCATCCGTTAAAGGTTGCGGACGTTTGGCAATCCCATCGAGGTATCCACGTTGGTAGCTTGATTCTTGGTCAGCATTTCTGTCTTCTGCTTTATCAAGCAGGTAACATATTCTGTCGTACTCCCTAAGCAACGAATAATATGCTGTCTTGTAATCAATATCACGTAACGCTTCGTCTTTGGTCATATCTCGTCTCCACTCTGCGCCCATTGCGCTGCTTTGCTTGCCAAGAAGAATGCCTCGGCCCGCGTCAGTCGGCTAGACCTGATATACAGCTCACCACCCTCGGTGTAGCCGCAAATCAGCACGTCAGTTAGGTGGTCACTCTCTGTATCTACAAGCGCAGAGTCAAGGGCTTGTTGGGCCGTCATCTTAGTGGACGGGGGTAGGCGTAGTAAGTTGCTCATGCGATTACCTCTGCTGTTTTTAGTTTGCCGGTTTTGCCGTCGAAGGTGAGTTTGAGGTTGGAGTTTGTTTCACGCGCCCACTCAAGGGGACATACCAAAATTCTGTGAAGTGATCCAACCCGAACGTAATCAACAACATCCGGCTTCGGCTCGGGCTTGATGCGGTAATCACAATCTTGATCCCAGCATGGGGTTGTAATTCTTCTCCAGTCATAAAGACAACCCCATCGGAATTCAATCTCAGCGCCATCGGCCCATGCTTTGATAAGGGCTGCGTGTTTGTGTGGTGTTTTCAAAATGGGGACTCCTCGTAGTTGTCAGGGTTGAATGGCACAGCCTTGCTGCGTTCCGGTGGTGGTATCGGTGTGGGGAAAGGTGGGAAAGGCCATGTCATAACAGTCTCCAATGTAAAAAATAACCAGCGGCAGATGATACTACAACAACAAAGCATGCAAGAGCAAGCAGCAAAATAAACCCTTCTATCACATCATACGCAATGTTACGCTCAGGCAAGCATCGCTCCTTACGTATGGGGCAGTCGCGCCCTTGATTACATTTTCCGTAGTCGTCACAACAGTTCATAACAATGTTCCTTAAACAAGACCGCGCATTGTCTGCGCAAGGGTGCTACTGGTCAGAGTAGCTTTCATATATGGTGTCAGGCTCTGTGGTGTTGCATGCCCTGACAAGGCCATAATGTTTGACAGAGGCACACCAGCCTCAACCAGTTCAGTGATGGCAGTGCGGCGCAAGTCCATTAGCTGCAGGTGGTCAGGCAAGTTGGCCTCGCGCATTATAGTGTGTCCAACTCTGCCAAGGTTTGCCAAGCTGTAGGGTAGCAAGCCACCCTTGCGATCTTCTTGCGTTGACGGGGCAATATATTTCTGCCAGCCGTAGTCTTTATGCTGCTGCCGTAGCATGCCTTGCAAGCTCTCTGACGTTGGTATTGTCACCCTAGCCCTGCGCTTGCTCTGTGTCAGTGTAAGCACCCCTGTATCTAGGTCATACATATCCCACGTCAACATACGCATGTCACCTAAGCGCTGTCCCCATTCATATGCCATGTAAACAATTAAACCCACACTGCGCTTGTTGAATGTTGCAAACGACACATCCATAAACGCTTTCAAATCGTCCTTGCTCCACACCACACGCCGTGGCTTGTCTTGCCTGCGCAGCAGCTTAGCAAAGGGGTTGAACGTGATGTAGCCAAGCCTGATGGCGAAGTTAAATACAAGCTTGTACACAGACAAACAATGGTTTGCCAACGACACGCTGTGTGCAGCATGCTCATCGTACAGACGCTGACACATTGGTGCTGTAATGTTGCATAGCACTGTTGACAATACTGGTGTGCTGCCTAGCTTGCTCTTGTTCCAGAACTGCAGGTAGTAGGCGTAGTCTGCTTTGCTCTTTGGCGACAACTTCATATAAGAATCGGTTGCAAAATAAGCACGTAGCAGATCAGCAACAGTGGCTTTGCTGGTTAGGTTGGCTAAGTATTTCTTATCACTACGCCAGTCGTCATAGGCTGCGTTAAGATTTGCTGCCTGTGCCACCATGTCGGTGTAGCTGCTGCTCAGGTTGTGACGGGTGGCAATGCCTGCTTCAATCGCTACTGCTGGTGGGTTGTAACGGTAGCCGTTGGCATGTGCTAGTACGTAGCGGGGTAGGGTTTTCATGGGTTCCCCCTTGCCTCAAGTGCTTCTATGATCTGGCCTTCAGACCAGTCGCTGCGCCAGTGACCATCAAAATAACGGATTAGTGCCTCGCGCTCGTCGGCACGGATGAGGTCGGCGAAGGTTTCAAGCATCTTTGATTGATTGGTGTAAATACCTGCCGCAATAGCAATCTCTTTGTCTCGTTCGTTCATGTGTTGCTCCAAGTTGAAACCACTGTTATCACCAGCCACAAAAACCCAACACACAACCACCAAAAATGGTAGTCCCATAAGTATTGACCTAGATTCATGTGTTCTTCTCCTTGGTGTTGTGAGAAACGCATTGCTGCCCGTGTTTTTCAATGGCGTCTGCCACGTCACTCAGGCCCACTACCAACCCAACCATTACAAACCAGCCTGCAAGTACGTTCATTGGTGCCCCCCTTCTGGTGGTGTGCAGGTGTGAGTACCGCCAGCAGCAAACGCCATTCCAATCAAACGCTTACCGCAGCGAGGGCAGAAGTTGTGGGGTTCTTGCTTTGGTGGGGCGGTGTAGAGGGGCGTGATTGCCCATCCACGTTTTTGCAAAATTTCTGCTGTATCTTTTGAATCTGTAAAGTCAAAGTAGCCATCAGAATCTTCGTATCTAGGTGAAACCGCCCACGCCACCGGCTCCTGCGCTGGCTGTGCCAAGGCTTCTTTGATGGCGGTGATGGCATTTTCTTCAAGCGGTGATACGAGCTTTGTCCCACCTTCGCCATTTCTAACGGCTATTGCGTTTGTCAACGCCTCAAGCGCCAGCTTCAATGCTTTGTCTTTAGTCATGTGTTCTCCTTTGGTGGAGTGGTGCATAAATAATGCGTACCCGCTGACACTTTGTAATCCTTACACTGCATGACAAGCGTGATGGTGTTTTCTGAAAAATCAGCACTACCAATGAGACAAGGCCATGCCACAGAATCCTGCTCTGGCTGTGTTAAGGCTTCAAGCGCATCGGACAGCAAACTTCGTAAAGGGTCAACAGGGTCAAGCATGGCCCACTCTTCTGCGATGCGTTCTTTGAGTCGTTCGTTCATGTGTTGATTTCCTTGAGTTTGGCAATTGTCTTGTCCATGATGTCTTTGTTGTTCAAGTCCATGCGCCAAATTTCGTCATATTCCTCATCCGTCAAGGAAACCCAAGGTTTCCCCCACGGGCGCTTTGGTGGGGTGGTGTAGAGGGGAACAGAATCTAAATAAGGGTCGTAGTGGATGTGACCGCCCGGACTAATAAACGCCACAGGCCCCTGCTCTGGCTGTACTAACACAGGGTCAAACACAATCCCACCGCATCGGGCACATACATTGCCATCTTGTATTGGCTTTTCATCGTAGTGCAACCCCAGTTCATTTTCCACTTCAAATAACTTATCCAATGCCTGCTCCGACCCCTGCGACGAGCCTTGCTCGTCCTGTGCCAAAGCTTCAATAACCCTTGCGGCATCAATCAATAACTCGCGCAACAAGCCGCTACCCCCGTCAACCGCAATGTTGCAAGCTAAATCGTGAGAAGCGGTGGCCCTACATTGGTTTGCTATGTTTAGTGCTTCTTTAGTCATGTGTTCTCCTTAAAAACAAAACCAGTAGCCGCAGCGTTCTGAGCAAACAACACCGCCGCCCGATGCTGACTGAAGTGGTTTGCCACAGCTTGGGCAAGGTTCTGCGGTTTCATCGTCATGTTCAATCAACGCCACAGGCTCCTGCTGTGGCTGTGCCTTTGGTGGATGCTTGTCGCACCAAGCACAGCCCCGTTTAGGTTCGTCGTGCTTGTGGCAAATTAAACCCGGCTCCTGCTCTGGCTGTACTTCGCACTGTGTGCTTGTTGGTGCCAAGGCTTCTTTGATGGCAGCAACGGCTTTGTTCCACCGCTCGCACCCAGCATCATCCAGCTTGTAATTACCACAATGGTTTTCCAACGCCTCAAGTGCCAGCCTTAGTGCTTCATCTTTAGTCATCATTATTACATTCAACCTTTCTTATAAAGCTCAACCGTCAAATCAACAATGTTGTCATGCTGCACCAACACATCAAGCCACCGCTTAGGTATGTTGCTATAGCCATACAGCCTGCCAGCAATCATGCCTGCCACTGCACCAACTGTGTCGGCATCACCGCCCTTGTTAACGGCATGCACCAACGCATCTTCAAAGCATGTTGTAGCCAGCACAGACTCCCATGCAGAGGCATAGCAACCCATAACAGAGCCACTGTCTTTGCCTTTACCAGCCTCCATCAGCTTAGCGTTAGGAACAACGACACCACTGCATAGCTCAAGGGCAAGCTGTGAAGTGTAACGCACGGTGTTGGCTGTGCCGTGTGTCATCAGTGCCACAGCCACGCTCTGCCCAATAGCCTGTGCCACATCGTTATGATTGGCAACGATGATGGGGGCCAGCCGCATGATGGAGCCATTGCCGTTCTGTGTGTACACAATGGAGCCAGCATAAGGATGCTTGGTGTCGTACTTGGCACGGCTCAATGCATCACGGGTGGTGTTGCCAATGTCAAACACATAGGTTCGGGTGCCAAAGGTGCCATGCTGTGACCAGCATTGGAAGTTGCGAGCAATGGCAGCAGGGTTGAAGCTGCGGTGAGAAACATAGGCATCGGCAATGCACATCATCATGGCTGTGTCGTCTGTCCACTCAGCAATGGCTGTGCTATGCACACCTCCACCAACCATCTCAGTTAGCTGCTCATCAGCAGCAGAGGCTGCGCAAAATTCCAATGGTGCACCAAGGGCATCGCCAATAGCGCCGCCAACAAACATGCCTAAAGCTTCGTCAAGTGTCATAGGTGTATCAATCTCCAATGTTGCTGTAGTGTGTGATTAGGTGGTCGAGCCAAGCATGACGGGTGATTTGTAGTTTTGCCCCTGTCCTATCGTTTTCAATTCCTTTTGCATTTTCTAACCAACTACCAAAGGTAAAGTATCCTTCTAACAAGTCCATAATGATGTCTTTTGCTTTTCGTTTATCAACATTGGTGCATCTGACACGATCAATTGCATAACAAATATATTCTGTTTTACCCCAGTTGTCAGGGCCAGTGGACAAATTTTTCTTAGCTCGCTTAAACACTTCACTTGTTTTCATAATATGCCTTATGTATTAGTAATGTAGGTGGGGGTACTCACTGCACTGTGCTACCACGTTGGCGGTATCACGGGCTATGCCCTAGAACACAGCATCTGCTTTCCCCCCGAAACGGTTACGCAGCAATAGTGTCTGCAATGTTCCACAACTCTGCATTGATACGAACGTGCTCCTTGATGGATGAAACGTTACGTGCTTTACGCAGATGACCTTCAGGGTTTGTTGCATTCAAGCTTTTAACAAATGCATTGCCACGAATAACACCCTCTTGAATGCGGTTGAACACGGTGAAGGCATCCATCTTGGCGTCTTGGAAGCGCTGTGGCACCAGCACATTGCTGATGGTGGTGTCTGTTGCATACACACCCTTTGTCTGTCCATCATACATGTCCCAACGTGTTTGTACACTACGGCGAGCAACGTCACGGGCATCGTCAACTGTCAGAGTAATGCCACGCAGACGCTCCATACGTTCCATCAATGAGGGCAGGGTTGCAACGGTGGTGTTGAGCATGTCTTCAAAGCCGTTCAGCGCCTTGCTGTGATAAACACGGCTCTGGAAACCCTCACCGGCAATGATGCCATTGCTGCAGATGAAACGGAAGCAACCAGCAAACAATTTCACGCTGCCAGTGCCATCATGGCTGTTGTACAGGATAATTTCAGGGCGAATGCCACTGGCATCCTCACCGTTCATAGGCTTAGCAAACGCAACCATGTGGCTGGCATGATCTGCAGCACCGGCAATACGGCTACGCTTTTGTGCTGCTTGCACTGGCTCATAGCCATAGTCTGCCAGCACAGGAATGATGTCGCTGGTATGCAACGACACATAACGATCTGTAAGGCGCTCTGCTTTGGTGGTGCTGTACACAGCAGGTGCCAGTTGTTTAATGCGTTCTGCTGTCAGCGGGCCGTTGTTAACATTGCGAGAGAAGATTACGTGATTTGCCATGATGTGTTTCCTTAGTGAAAAACGTTGAGGAGGGCTGCATTGTGCCTTCCTTAAAAGTGTTTGTCAAACGAAGCCAACAATGCTTGACTGGTTTGTAGGGCTATTGCGGTGCTTTCAATGGCACAACAGGGGTGCTTGCACTGAAGTGGATGATGCCATCAAAGCCAGCGGCCTTGCCTATGACGATGCACAGGCTGTACATGCCATCGACGTGATCGAAGTAGTAGGGCACGTTATCAAATTCAAAATAGCTTTCGCGGGGCAGGTTGTACAGCTTCTCCACTGGCAAGCGTTCAAAGTCTGCGAGGTCGTGTTCATTTAGCATAGTTTGCATACCTTTCGTTAAATTGTTTAGCTTGTAGCCATGCCTCAAACTCGCCAATTTGTTTGCCTAGTTTGTAGTGGTGCATGTCTACTTCACTTTCCCACCACTCGCTCTTGTCACATGGCAGGTCTGCATATCCATCGGCAAAGCCTTGTTGATATGGGGATAATGTCATAACTGTTTGTAAAACCTATGGTTGCCAATTGCGTTGGTAAACACCATGCCCTTTGTCCACTTAGGTGGCACAGCACAAGCATGGTAGTGGTCGGCACCGCCTGTAGTGTCTTCAATGCCACCAGCAAGGGCTGCATATGCCACCGTAAGCACAGCACGGAGGTTGTCGTCGCCTAACGGCTTGTTGCGGCCCTGCTTTGTGTTTGTCCATGAGAACTGCTTACGCTTATACACCACAGCACAAACACTTTTAGACTGAGCAGCAGCACGATTAAGCACCACCATCGCCACAGCTTTCATGCCTTCAATGCCCTCGCCCCGTGCCTCATGATAGAGGTTCAAGGCCAAGCATTTGAACGATGCTGCGTCAACGTTGGGCAAGCCCTTGTTAGACACAGCGCCGGTTGAAAGCATGAGGGCTACAAGAGCCAGCGCTTTCATGCTCAGTACATCACAGCACGTTGGCCTTCAACCGAAATTGATACTATCGTATCGCGGTTGACACTGCGGTATTGCTTAGCTTGCATGTCGTAAACGATTACATATTGGAGCAGGTTGTTGGTGCTTTTGCCACCCTTCAGTGCCTTGGTAACACCTAGACGGCAGTTCATAACACGGGCAATGCCTGCCTTGGTGATGAATGTGACGGTGACGAACTTGCCACCGCTATTAGCGAGCAGTTCAGCGAAGGCGTTTGAAATGGTTTTCATATGTGTCCTTAATAACGCTTGGGAACATTCCCTCAATGCAACCACGTTGGTAGCTGCATTGGGTGAAGGTTATTAACGCAGGAAAAGTAAACGATCTAGCATGGCATCACGTTCACAGAATAGCTTTGTCACGTAGGGTGTCATTGGCACCATTGTGTTGCCGTTGTCTTGCACAGCAAGGGTGGCGTCAATGTCGGCAATTGCTGCCCTGCATTGTGCTGCGTTGTACTGCTTTGCCTTGGTTGCATACAGCTTATACATGTCGGTGTAGGATTGTGTTGTATGTGTCATGTTGTTTACCTGTGGTAGTGACTGCAGCGAAATTGCTGTTGGGTCGCATTGTAGGGGCAAACTAATGCCCTTGTCAACTGTGGGGTTATTTGATGATGCTGCTATAGCGTTCGTAGCCCCTGATTTTGCTATCGTTATCGCTTGTCTTCTCTTTGAACACAACGCTGTAGCCAGCATCCTCCAGTGCATCACACACCAGTGACAGGTCGCAATCTTCTTCAAGGTAGACGTTGTCACGTAGTTGGTAGCTGTAGCTGCTGATGAGGTGTTCGACGCTATGCTCTAGCAACACGTCTCTTTTGATCTTGCCCCATGCATGACCGGGATCGGCATAAATGGTAATGGTAAATTTCTTCATTGGTTGCCTTTCGTGGACAGTTGTGATGCTAACGTGTTCGCCTCAGTGTAGGCCATGTCGCTGTTGGTGTTGAAGCGCCCTTGTTCAATGTAGTTGCCTGCCAACGGGTTTAGCACAGACACAACAAGCTCAGTGCCATGTTCATTGGTCAGGGTAGTAATGCGTACATTGGCACCGAAGTATTTATGCTGTTGTCTGCTGCTGATATGTGTCATTGTCTGCGCCTTTCGTTGGTAACGTTGTATACTTGCTGGCCCTCTTAAGGGCGCTTTTTTCGTCGTCATAAACTGCCATGTTGCACCAGTCGTCGAAGTCTGGCCTGTAACGTTGCACCATGTAGTTACCGTCTAAGGGAATAACACGGGCAATTGTGTCGTTGCTATACATATATAAATCCTTTCTTGTTGTGCACCACAAGGGCTGCTGAGGTTGATGCCAACACTGGGTCGCCAGTGCCACAGAGAACGAAGTTGCTTCCCTTGTAGGGGTTGTAGGTGACACGCTCACTGCCTACAGCGTCAATGCTAGGCACAAGGGTGCCAACGACA